TGGGTATTTTGAATATTTGAAAGTGGTGGAATTCCATTCAAGCCAAAAGATGATTCCTCTGGCAGGATATTTTGATTTTTATCCTTATCTCCAGAAGCTTCCTGTGTTCCTGTAATATTAGTTTCCAGGCTCTTAGAGCCAGAAAGAAATGCAAATACTTTTCCTAGTGCAGTAAAGGGCGTGCTGATAATTTTCCAGAAATTGCCAATCCAGTTTGCAAAAGCTTCCCATACTGGCTTAACTGGCTCCCATATAGTAGCAAAGAAACTCTTAACTTTATCCCAGTTTGCAATTATAAGCCCAGCCGCAATAGCAAGACCGCCAATTACCAATCCAATAGGATTAGTCATTAACGCAACTGTCAAAGCTCTAAGCCCACCAATTACTATAGGTATCGCGCTTCCAGCCAAAGAAATAAGACCTATGGCAAAAGATTTTATCATGTCGCCGAAGGCAAATAATCTGATACGTCCTGCAGTGACAAGCGATACTGCATTAAAGGTAAGCAATCTGGTACTTGCAAATGCTACTGCGTTACCGAGTATTCCCCATAAAGTAATCAGCCTCTGACCAATTGCCAGAGCTTTAAGCCTGATTGAAGTAACAAGGGATATTGCGTTAAAACCCTGAAACTTCAATCCGGCAAGTGTGGCTTCAATTCCAATTGCAAGTAATGCCCTTCTTACCAGCAATACCCCGCCTGTGACAAATGTCCAGACATAGGCAAGGCCTATGGATGCTATTTTAAGTCCTATCAGGGAAAATATAACCCCGAATACTGTGCTACTTAAAAGTGGCACTGCCTGTACAGCGGAAGCTATGATGCCTGTAAAAGAACGAAAGCCATCTACAACCACTTTAAGTGGCGGTATAAGTGTTTCACCGATATTAACCCCGATTTCTACAAAAGAATTTTTAAGCAATTGAAGTTTATTTGCGGCAGTATCGGAGCGGTTAATAAATTCACGTTGCATGGAATTATGCTTTTTCTCCTGTCCTAACAATGCCAGTGTTTCCTTGTATTTGGAAACATTGCCAGCCAGAAGGGAAATATCATCCGCATATTCTAATCCGAACAAATCGGATAATATGCCAGCGCGTTCCTGTTTTTCGACTACCGATAATGTTTCAAGGAAGGATAACAACGCGCCTTGTGCATCATTTTTAATAGAATCTTTAAAATCATTTGCTTCATACCCAATGGCAGCCAGACCGCGTTGAAAGTTTGCTCCTTGTTTATCTGCAGTATTAAGCCTTAGAAGCAGTGCATTTATAGCAGTACCTGCCACTTGCGGCTGTTTACCCAATGCAACAAAACTATCGGCCAGTGCCGCTGTCTGTTCTGCGCTAAGGCCAAAATCCTTTGCCTGCGCGCCCGCCCTGGCAAGGACAGGAATTATGTCTTTTGCTTTTGCGGCGGTGTTATCGGAAAGATGGTTTATTGCATCTCCCAATTTGTTCATTTCATTTATTGGAATATTAAAAATATTGGATAACTTTGCCATTGTATCGCCTGCTTCATCGGGAAGCATATCAAACGCTGTGGCCATTTTTGCTGCCAGATCCACAAATTCCGGCAGGTTTGTTTCTGATATTCCAAGCTGGCCGCCAGCTGCGGCTATCTGAGCTAATCCAGCTGCAGAAATAGGTATGTTACGAGCCATGTCCTTAATTACATTACCAAAGTTCTTCAGGCCGTTTTTTTCATCTTTGAATGTTACTACCTTACGTACATCAGCCATCGCGCTTTCAAAATCTATTGCGGCTTTCAAAGGTGCTCCTATGGCAGCCCCCAACGCTATCATATCAAATAGCTGGCCACGCAAATGGGCGCGTTGGGCTTTTATAGCCTCACCCCTTTGTATGGTTTGGCCAAGTGCTATATATTTTGACTGCAATTTTGTAACGGAAGCACCAAGACGGGCTTGCTGTCCTTGCAGGTTTTGTGCACTCTGTCCGGCTTTGCCCATCTCAGTGCGCACTTTATTTAGTGCATCGCGTTTTTTAAAATAAGCATCCTTGGCACGTGCGGCAGTATTTACTGCTTTTTCAAATTCCCGTTGCATAGATTGTGTAGGATTTGCAGTTCTGGCCATTTCCAGTGCAAGGTTCCTGACCTGGCCTTCCGCAGATTTCCATCTGCTCATAGTGGTGCCAACATCAGTTTTAAGATTACGGAAAGATGTCAGGCGGCTGGAGTTACCCTCCAGATTCTTAATGGCACCACCAAGCCTTGTAATCTGGTTTTCACCTTTGCTGAGAGCAGCACCAAAACTTCCCTGGAGCGCGGCACCAATGGTTACGGATAATATATGGGATTTACTCATGTATTTTTATTGGTAAAGGTTCTGGCAGATTTCAGCCACAAGTACAGTTCTTCTAATTCCATATCAAGAAACTGCTGTATGCCTCCTCCAGTTACAGAGGAAAGGGATATTACTGCTATTCTGAGGTCGCTGGCTGAGGGGATAAAAAATCCTGTAATACCTCTTGCACTTTGCTATAGTCGGCAAGATCCAGTTCCTCTATAACTTCAACGGTAACTTCGGCAAGGTTGGCAATCATGGCGATTTCCTTTTCCGCATCAGTCTTTTTTACACGTTCCACGGCTAAGCGATCACGTACTTTAGGACGGCGGATATTAAGTACGTTGTAAGTTGTTTCAGAAACAGTAATAGGCATAGATAATGTAATGGCTTGCATGGCAATCCTCATAATTCAGGTTGATAAAAATGGAATGGATGTCCGCTAACTCTTGCGGAATATGTTCTTTAGATCTGAATAAGGTGTTACCCTGGAGTTATCATCCTCTTCTCGTAATAAACTATTCAGCTTTGTAAATATGCTTTTGAAAAACTTAAACATTAAATACCTATCGCCTGCCTGATGGAAACCATCTGATCTTCACCGCCGATAATACGGATCATATTTTCTGCGTCAATTTCAATTACGCTATCACCGCTCACTGTAAGCCGATAATACCGCACAGCCACCATACATTTTAAAGTAGCTTTATCTCCAGCCTTCCATGTGCCGGCATCCAGCTCACGGAAAGAACCACGCAGGTTAATTACAATAGGTTCAGCTTCGCCATCGGCCTGTATTGCTCCACGCAAAGTAAGGGAAACAGCGTTTCCATCTGTAAGGCCAAATAATCTAAATAACTGGGCATCATATTCGGCGAAGGTAATCTCTGCCTCAAGTTTTTCCATACCCATGTCAATTTCTACAGGTACGTCCATGCCGCCAGCACGATGCTCTTCTGTTTTTACAGTAAGCTTCGGCAATACTATCTCATCCACACGGCCTGCATAGCCACGACCATCAACAAAGGCATTAAAGTTCTTTAATATTTTAGGAATCATAACGCCTCCTACAGAATTTCTGAAATGTAATCATTAACCAAATGGCTACGGAAAGTAATATGCTCTGCCGGATATGGCGGTGTAAATTCAAAATCAAAGAACACTTTACCATCTGATATATTTGCCGGAGTATTTAATTCAGGATCAGCAAATGCCCTGCCACCCAATATAGCACCTTGCGCTTTAAGATTAGCAAGATAAGCAGTAACACCTTCCAAAACATCTTCGATATAGGTTTTGGTAATATTCCTATCTACCGCCCATAAATGAGCACGTAGTAAGCTGTCATTAATAATATCAGCAGTTCTTCGCACTGAGAGAAATGCCCATTTAGGATCATCCGAAGTGGTCCTGTTACCCCAGAGCCTATAACCATCTTGCCTGATAATAGTTGCCACTTCATTTTCATTTAGCAGGTTTGCACGGGCATTAGTATCACCAAGGGTAAAATCAATTGGCCTGCTGGTGCCAACAATACCATTAATAACCTTGTTAGATGGCGACCACCAGAAGCCAAGATCATTATCAGTTTTAGCTATAAGACCAGCCACGCGCGCGCTGGCAGGCTCTACCACTACAGTATCTGTAGCGGTATTAAATATTTTAACATGCGGATCTACTACGTAAACCCTTGGGCTGCCCCAATCACCGCGATAAGTTATAGCATCTGCATCATTAGTATCTGGCCCGTCAGCAATAATAACCGCGCGAAGCCTTTCAGCAATTCCAAGCAGCTCTGCAACTACCGGATTTGCATCACCATCTGGTCGTTGATGTGTGAAGCCAGTAGCAATGAGAATTCGCGGGGAAACATGCACAATGCTTTCTGCGCCAAGGAATGCCTGCACTCCCTGATACTGGCCCGTCTGGGTATCCACACCACCGATAATATTACCGATAGTAGCATCTTCATCTGCGCCTTTTTCTACGCGCACAACGACAACTACCGCCCCAGCCTGGTCAAAGATCCCATCTATTGCAGCAGGAAGAGTTCCGGTATTGCCAAGCAATGCCGCTTCTGTCCTGTTGCCTGCAATAAGCACAGGGGTATTAAGTGGAAAGGCTACAGCGTCAGCATCTGGCGCAGTACCTATCAGGCCGATAACAGAAGACCTGACAGAACGTATTGGCCGCGCACCTGTATCTATTTGCACGACTTCCACGCCGTGCAGAAATTGTTCTGGCATTGTAACGAGCTCCAATATATGGTTAGAAAATAGGGCAAGGGAAGAAAACATCTATCCCCTACTTGTTTACTACATGCGTTCCTTGCCCCTTGTTTATTACCAGCCAGTATTAACATCATAAGCCTCAACGTCAGCAACTGTAGTCAAAGCAGCAATTTCCTGGTGCTTTGTACTTTCAGTCATATAAGCATTTTGCTGGGAGGCAAACATGGCATCAAACAATTCCTGGAACTGTACTTTTGTCAGGATCACCTGGTTGTTAAAAGTATCCAGCCAGAAATCATCAGTCTTGGCACTTAAATCAAAAGATAGAAGCATAGCAGTAAGGTTTGCCCTGGCTACCTGGCCTGCGTTATAGGTATTGTCGCCATAGGCAACGTTAGCATATTGTTTTACGTGCCTGACAGCTTCCAGTTCAATAAGTTTGCGTTGTTTTGCATTCGGAAACGCACTGGCCTGTGCCGCTGCAATACGCGCGTTATAATCGGCAAGATCATCGCCGGTAAGCGGATAAACACCATGGCCTGGAAGTGGGTTGCCTTCTTCATCAAGTCGTGGATACGTTCCGGTATTCATTCCGCAAGGTGTAGTGTCAGGCACATTTGTACCATCATGTATTACAGGCATAGTAGTTCTCCAGTTTAGATGAGTAAGAAGAAAGATAATTAAAAAACCCGTAAAATCTAAAAAACATTTAACAAGGTTACCAGCAAAGATGGTTACGGTTGTTGGAATCGAATGCTATTTCAGGCCATAAATATCTATTGTACCGGCCAGCATATTGTCAGAATTATAGTAAAATCTTAGCCCTTGTAATGGTAAAGTATTGGTAAACCTGTAAGAGCCTGCTGCCGTTGAATTTCCAGACTGATTCCCATCATTTGTTTCGCTGCCAAAAGTTAAGAATACTGAACGTGGTAGCCCTGTTGAAGCAGGATTTGTTATTGTGGTAGTAAAATCTGTCCAATGATAATTACTGCTCCACATTGGAACCAGTAATATTGCGCTATTTTCGGAATAAACATTATGACCACCGTTATTAGGGGCGTCATGTCCTGAAGAATTATAATCTGCAGTTTGATACCCACCACCAGTCTTCACCCTACAAAGAAAGTGGCCAGCACCATTACTTTGTGTAACAGGCCGTATTCCAGAACCGATAATCATTAACTGTTTATAAGTACCATTAAATAATGAGGCATCCTCAATATCAAGTTGGGAAATAGATCCTGGTATAGTTTGGCGCAAAATATGTGCCATACCACTGGTAAGAGTGGCAATATCAGTTTCTTCAATAACTCCTGTGGTGCTGTTATACCTTAGAATTTTACCTGGTGTACCATCGGCCATTTTTTCCAGGGTAACATTTTTGTTTAGCAGTTTATTAGTGCTGATACTATTATCAGCTATATTTGCTACTACATCTGTTTCTTCAATAGCCCCAGTAATATTATTATATTTTAAGTATTTTCCAGGCGTACCATCGGCCATCTTTGCGAGAGTTATGGCTTTATTGGCAATTTTAACTGTAATTACTTCGCCATCAGCTAAGCTGCCACCACCTGATGGGGCGACAATTATCTCGTACCCATCTCCTGTGGCATTTACCGCAATAATCCTTCCTGATAAACCGGAAAGATTTGTAGGTAGTGAAGCCAAAGCATCTAGTATTTCTATTGCTGGAAGTGCGGCAACCTGTTCGAGCTGAGCCTGAGGCAAACCACCTCTGGCTTCACCATTTTCTCCAATGATATTTCTATTTTTCAGGAATGCTACAGTAGGTACAGACGAATCTTCTGGAGCCACCTGATTTGCAACTTTTACAAGCCCAGCGTTAATTGTACTGGCATTTCCTATAGAAGTTACATCACCAGAAAGCTGCGCTATCTCGGCAGAAATATCACTTAAAATATCTTCAATAGTAGGCATATCGTATCTCCGACGCTCATAAAAAAAGGGCTGCAAAAGCAGCCCCATAAAATAAATTGTTATTCCTCAGGAGGAGGTGGCAGATCTTCTGGCTCCTCTTGCTGTGCAAGATATGCAGCTAGTTCATCGCCCTCTAATGGGTAATAACCATGCTTAGGCAGTGGAGTGCCATAAGTATCATAACGTGGGTACCGCTCAGGTTTATAACCGCAAATAGTGTTATTTGGTACTTTCGTTCCGTCATGGATGATTTTCATATAAAGCTCCTTAATTTGGCAACGCACCTAAATTTTTCAGGTGGTTGCGGGTTATGATCCGGCTATTGCGTATATTGGCCAGTGCCTGTTGCATTAGTGGCTTTAAAAGAGAAAGATTGTTATTTATTGTTGCATCTATAGTTACCGATCCAGGAGGAAAAGCTGCGAAATGTAGTAGTAATTCCAAAGGTACTTTTTGATTGGCAGGTTTCCACTGTATGGCATTTACATCTGCGGCTACCGCAAGCAGGACATCAGTTCCATTATAGCTGGCTATTACACCTATCTCATGAATAAAGAACTGCTCCGGCCCTTCCGCAAGTGCGGATATTTTATGTATATTGTTTTCTATCTGCTGCGCTCCAAGAACTTGGGTTCTTACCAATTCATTTTGCAGTTCTGTAGCATTTTCATCGGGTGTCCATGAACCATCACCAAGCGCTATATGAGTTACCTGTACAGTTCCACCATGGGCTACCGCGTCTGCGACAGCCGCCATGCCTGCAAGTGTTGCCACGGTCTGCATTTTAAATCTCCAATGTAATATTTATTCCGCCTGGAATTATTGAACCACCAGCGCCAAAAACTGAATTGCTCGTGCTTGCGTAAGGCTTAATTTCTATGCTTTCTGTTGTTCTTACAGTTACATACTGGCTGTAAACAACTCCATTTTGACAATCAGTTTTACTGACATATGGCATTATTTCATTTACATGATCTAAGCGGGTGGCAATGTTTGGATTATAAACACCGCCAACCTCAGTACCTGGCCTGGTTGGATAAGGTATAATTTCTGTAATACCATTTATTCTGGCAGTAACATTACTATCAAATCCTAATCCGGCATCTAAAGGCACTCTGCTGCCAAAACGCAATTCAAAATGCGCACGCACTGGCTTAGTGGTATTAACCGCTTTGTTTATGTCATTAAAGGCGGCTGGTAAAAGTTTAGTTTTACCTTCTTCATCACGGTTGTTATCTGACCATGCGGTAATACTAAAAGTGTGAGGTATTCCGCCATTTTGGAACCATTCTTCAAAATCAACATCTATGCCAATTGCGGCTATTGCTTTCTTTACCGCACCTACAGTACCTTTTTTCCTATGCACCTCAACAGATGCCGCAATAACCTGGCGCTTTATATTATCCGGCCACTGGTTATCCCACGTATCAACCGATAAGCCCCAAGCCAGATAAGGCAATATTGCAGCCGGTATAGTTTGCGGGTTCCATAATTTACCAACCGGAATATCGATGGCTTCAAGACGTTTTCTTCCTCCTGATTCCTCTATATCCCTTTCTAGAGCAGAAGAATTAGGAGGTAAGATTGTATCAGTCATTTATAACCGTAATGTTTATGCTGGTATTCCATGCTGCACTTATCGAATCAGCAATAACCTGTATTGCTGGCTGTAATAATTCTACGCGCTTAACTCCTGGAATGTGCATTGCTGCATAAATTCCAGAGAGGGCAACATTACGTTCTATACGGTGCTGCTGGCTGACATAGGCTTGTGTGTTGGCAATTGCAGTATTTTTTACCACTTCGCTGTCTGGACCATCAAATACATGGATAATTGCTTCTATTTCATAAGGGATTATTTGAGCAGACTGCACGATAACCAAGTCGGTTAATGGTCTTACAAATTCATCACTAAGAGCGGCATTAACTACATTAAGTAACTCCTGGCTGGCTTCTCCCATACCCTCGGTAGAAAGTATTGTAACCACCACTTCACCAGGATTTGGTGAATCTACCGCCACATCTTTCACACGTGGATCAGCATTTAAACTGTGCGATATATAAGAACCCACAGGGCCAGCCGTTGTTGCGGCCTCCAGTGATAGCGCAATCCTTAATCGAAAACGTGAATCTTCCTCCATAATAAGTGGAATTGGTGGTCTTGCATCCGGCACCGCAACCTGTACCACCTGTCGGGGCAGTCCATAAAATGCTGCGAGGTTATCAAGGTCTGTCCCGCCGGCATATGGCAACATAACTGACCTTGCCGCATCATTTACCCTTTGCCGTAGACGCAGTTCCCTATATGCAAAGGCTTCCAGTAATTTGTTAAGTGGGTCGCTTTCTATGCCACTGGCAAACAGAGCCGCAACCTCAGGATTGCGGATCGCCAGGTCATCTTTTATTTCCTGTAGTATGGTTTCAAAAGCTAAAGTCTCCACAACATCAGGTGCTGGAAGCTTTTCCAGGTTTATGGCATCCAGTTTCATGTGGTTATTTCCAGGTCAGACAAAATTATCTCACTGCCAGTTATTAGGAATATTCCTTTAAGCTCCAAAACAATCCTGCCAGGGGTAATTTCTACAACTCCGGTTTGCTGCAGCTGGAAACGTGGTTCCCACTTCATCAGACTTTCCGCAACTGCAGCGAAGATTTCAGTTTTTAAATCTTCATTAGTAGGGTTATCAACCAGCTCAAATAGTCTGGAACCATAGTCCCTTCGCATAATGCGAGTACCGATTGGCGTGGTCAGTATATCTTTAATAGACTGCTTAAGATGGGCAAGACCTGCAAGCTCTTTTCCACTTAAGGCATTTATCCCCTTCATATCTCTTGGCTTCTGGTAAATTGGTTATCCGGCAAAAACATTACTACTGCCTTCCGCTACAGTAGAGCCGCAGGATACTGGATCACCAGTTCTCCCGATGGCTTGACCATTGGCAAACACCGTACCAGATCCTGTGGCAAGAGTTCCACCATGGCAACTAACCGAATCGCAATGCTGTTCCCACAAATCTCCCTGCCTATGAATCGGCAGCCCATTGCAAAACACATTGCCACTTCCTGTAACAGATGGCCGTGAGGGAAATGCGCCGTGTCCACTGCATTTATCGCCTTGTCTGGTAACTGCTGGCATATTTTTAATTAAAATCAATTCTTGCTGATGATAGTTTAATACCAGAATCTGTAACTAATATTGATGAGCCGCCATTTTTAAGTTCAATGCTCGCATCTACCATTGTTATCGTTGAAGCACCTATTATCACTTCCACTTTGCCAGCACTATTTACATCTACTGTAAGTAAATGACTGTCACGGTCATATCTGGTAGTGGTTCCATCTTTGTAAACTGTTTTGCTTACGTCTTCGCTGGTATCAATTGCTGGATGTGCGCTTTGATAAATGGAAGGCATTATAACTGCCTGGTGCAATTCACCTGATGGCGCAAGTACGATAACCTGCTCACCTACCTCCGGTGCCCACCATGAGGTATCATTACTTGCGCGGGTGACAAGCCACGGAAGCCAGTCAGTCGTAATATCTCCGATTTTTACCTTTAGTTTTGCGTGTTCGTAATTAGCTGCTACTACTGTTCCAATCTGGATAAGATTACTTACGCGCCTATCCAGTTCGGTAATTGCAAAGCTGCTTTCCATCATGGCAGTACATCACTTTCTAGTTTTACGTATTTGTCCTCATGTGCTGTTCCTACAAATGGCACATAGCCAAGGAATATCTGCTCCGGTACAATACCAACTCCATCCCATACATATTGGCCAATATGTATTTCATGCTGCCATTCTACCAACCACATTTCGTAGGCATCAATTTCAGGACGGAAATTATCCGGCTGTACTGACACCAAAGTTCCAGGCTTTACCTTTACTCCAAAATTATTCTTATGAACAATACGAGCCACTTCCGCCGCAAGCTCACGTACATTAAGATAGGCGGTGTCACTACTACCTAATACTACTCTTGCTTCAAACCGTGCCAGCAGCGCAAGTTCTTCTGTACCAGGGTCAGTTCCTGGTTCTAATGTAGCAAGATCAATAAACACTGCTGGTGTTTTTATAGCGGTACGTAGTTTCGGATAAAAACCAGATGTTTCAATGCCTGCTATTTTGCTGGTGATTTCAGTAAGAATAGCATTATGCAAATCTGTTATTATGCTCATTATGGCCGCATTAAAAAATTAAGTTCCTGTCTGAACACTATCTCAAAACGTTGCATTACCTTTCTATCAAGGTAATTTTCTATTATACTTGAAGCCATCGGTTCTAATGGAATAGTCATTTCCTGTATTGGCAGGCGAGACTTACGTTTACGTCTATAGATGCTAGTATGCCCTGTCGGCATGGTAGCTATGAAGCCACTTGTAAATTCATAACTTCCAACTTTAGCTCCGGTTTTACTTTGACGCATATTGCCAATTTTATCCGGTTTTATGCCATATAGTTTTGTGGTCACTACTGCCTGGAGCTTTGTACGGCTTGCCTTAAGCACTTTTATACGTTCCATCACCAGCTTTTTTGGCAAGCGAACTTCTCTGGCTATATCACTGCCGGCATGGGTACGTAGCCAAAATGCAGTTTTATTAAGTGCGCGTAGTGCCGCAAGCCTTGCCTTTTCCGGAGTAGTATTAAAATCAGCAATGATTTTTTCTACATTTCCCTCAACATCTATACTAAAAACTGTCATGCCGGTATTACCACACCTTTTACATCCCAGCTACCACGCTCAATATTACGCAGTGGCTCACCATATACCTGATATATAATTGTATTAATAGTTATGGTATCATTAGGCAAAGGCCGTTCTACATCCGATACGAGCAGTTCAAATCTTGCGGTTTCACCTACCATAACAGTATCGCCTGCCTCATATTCAATATCGGATGCAAATTTTAGTACCCTGATATTTACAGGAGGAATCCCGATACCGGTATAAACCGCATCTACACCAAGATGATTTAGGCAATCATCCATAGCCCTTGCTAATAATTCCCTACTCATAATTATGCCGTAAGTTTAACAAGCACAGCAGGACGGTGGCACATAGGCAGAGGATTAGATTGCGTATGTATATCTGTTCCACGTTCAAATTTACGTGATTCCTGTTTTACATAAATTGGCCTGCCTAGTGTATTAACGGTTTCATTGAAATCCGCTGGTGCAAAATATGTCCTGAAAGTTTCCTGTGTGCCAACAGGGAACGCATGGCCTTCATTGGCAGCGATGAATCTGCGGATATTTCCATCACCATCGCTGGCTTCTGCAATATATTCCTTAAAGATTAAGCCGCCAAATGGGAAACCATCACGCATATCATCACGCAAGGCACTTCCTTCATTCCAGCGCTGATAAGCGTCCTTTACCTTATCATGGGAAGTAAGTGCATCAAAGAACTCTGGGCTTACCAGGGTTTGCACGCCCTCCATAACTTCACCCATTAAATTTTTCTCAATGTGGCGTTTTACTTCAAGGCATTTTTTCTTTACATCGGTAGTAGCAACACCAAGGGCAAAGCTGACAACTTTAGGAGTGATGCCAAATTCCTGATACAGGTCAAGCAATACTGAGCCATCAGAATCAAGAATAATCCCTTTTAATGCGCCCATACGCAAATGCTCTAAAGTAATCGCGTGTTTGTTACGCATTGTTTGCAAGTGGTCGGCTATAATATCAGAAAGCGCCTGCACTTGCTCTTCAGAACCAAATGCTCGTATACCCTGTACTTCTTCCGGCAATACCACATCATCATGCGGTATATGAGGGACACTAAATCCCCTTAGTTTTCTTTTTCCGTTCTTTCCTACAGTACCAGGGCTTCCTGGTGTTTTTGTCGGTAGAAGGTTTAATACGCCATTATTTTCTTCTATAGAAATCTGACGAGTACGCACTGGCTGTGCTCTGAATAATCCCATCTGTCCGATGAGACCATAATTATTTGGCAGTATGTTAATAGCGGCAGTTAATTCAGCCATGCTAAAGGCTGGATCATCAAAAGGGTTATTAATAGGCATGGCAAAGCACTCCGTTGTTAATAAGCAGATTAAAAGTAGGCATGAAAAATTGTGGTTAAGCGTCTTTTCGGATTAAAATTCCAAGAGCCTTAAGTTGATTAATAGCAGTTGTCATTTGAGTTGCTGTAGTGCCAGCAGGCCATATAACCGCATCTTCCGCAACAATTGCATGTCTGGCAATCATCCAGCTTTTTTTGGTTCCTGTGGAAGCGTTGACATCCTCACAGATAATTCCAACGGCAATATCGTTTCCACCACCGCCGCCAGAATTAAGAGTAACAATATTGCCCCCTGTATTAAGGCGGGCAACCACCGTAGCAAAAGCAATATTCTGGCCAGTATTAACAACAATATCTTCGCGGGAAAATAAACTACCCGCTTCATATTTTATAAGATCGCCCAGATTTTCTTGTTCTGTAATTACAGGCATTATGAATTTCTCCGAAATTTAATGTTATAGAATTTGTGTGACTAGTAACTTGCTTACTAAATAGAAGCGTTTGCTCTGGCTTTTGCAGCAGCAACAACAGGACTTTCTTTTGGCTTTCCAGCAGGCAAGGGATCTACATTTGAGTGAATATCGCCTTTACCATACTGATTCTGTGAAACTAGAATCTGCATAAGCTCATCTTTTGCGGCCTGTACACCAACATTACGCTCCACAAAACTGGCAAGCTTCTCTGGCATATCAGCCATAGTGCAGGTTTTGCCAAGCTCCATTATCTCTGCGCGATATGCTTCACGGCCACGTGCTTCAGCTTCCTTTAAAATTGCGGCCATGTCTGGCTGGACTTGTCCTTTCGGATCTGCATCCATAGTCGCTTGGGTTGCCGGATTGTGTATTTCTGCTTCGGGCTTAGTCATGGTTTTACTCGCTTTTTTAGGTTGAAGTTCTTTTCTCATAAGATCAAGCACCAGTGGCATGGTTATGATGTCATCGGCAAGGCCGTTATTTACACCATCAGGGCCAAAGAAAACGCCAGCCTCTGTGTTTCTAATATTACCAGCGGCAATCTTCCGGTTACGGGCAACTAGCTTTACAAACATATCATACAAGCGGTTTACTTCTGTTTGCAGCACGCTAACTGCTTCGGATGTTATCGGCTCATGGGGATTAAAATCGTTCTTTCTTGCGCCTGCAAAAACAGTAGTAACCTTAACACCTAATTTTTGATCGAATATGGATTGGTCAACGCTTGAGGCAATAACGCCAATACTGCCCACACCGCCTGTGCGGGTAACAAATAATTTTTCTGCAGAGGAGGCTATTGCGTAAGCTGCCGAATATGCTTCCTCATTGGCAGAAGCCCATACAGGTTTTATTTTTCTGGCAGCATATATTTGGTCGCACAGGTCAAACAGACCAGCTACTTCGCCACCAGGACTGTCAATATCAAGCAATATGGCACTTACATCGCTATCATCGATTGCTTCCTGTATTGATTCTGAAAGCAATTCATAACTAGTAAAACCAAAGTAAGCGTCAAATATTCCCGACCTTTTGCTTAATGGGCCATGCACAGGAATAATAGCAACGCCGTTTACCACTGAAAATGGCTTATCCCTAACGTTACGGCCAAAATCCATCGCCTTTAAATCGGCAATAGCTTCTTTGCTGTTTGATACCAGATAGTCAAAGGCTTTTCGCTCCAGCATCATAGGCCGGCCTGTTATCAGGCCGTATAAAGGTTGTGATTTATCCATTAGTTTTACTCTGTGTTAGAATCTGTATCGGTAGTTACAGCCTGCTCCCTTGAATCGGAATCATAGCCAAGACCAAGATCATCTGCGCGTGCATTATCGGCAGCAATTTCACGGTCAATTTCTTCAGAATCGCCACCCATACGTGATACCACTTCTGACCGGCTCCTAAATCCGCTCCTGACTGCAAGTTGCTGGGCTTTCAGGTCTTTAAGTGGGTCGACCCATTCCCACCCTTGCGGCACCCATTTGACTGCACGGTATTTTTTATAATTTTCAGGTATGTCCAGGGCGCTAGATAGAATGGCAAGCTGTAGCCATTTGTTCCATACAGGCCGGCAAAGCTGGTGAATCATTATATGCCGCTGTAGCATTTCACATTTGCGCCGGAATTCTATAAGCCCAGCCCTTATAGAAGAAAAATTTACCTGTGTTAAATCACCGGTTAGCTGTTCATAGCTAATTCCCATACCCATAGCCACAAAGCGTAGCTGTTGGCGCATAAAACCTTCATAGCTACTGCCAACATCTGATGGCTCTGAAAATTTAATATCTTCACCTGGTTCCAACAGTTGTACAGTACCAGGTTCTAATTCTGCCAGTGATATACCATCCTCATCAGCCTCACCTTCGCCCATGATATTTGCTTCAGGATCAAGGCGGGTGATAAAAGCAGTAAATAAGGCGGATGTTTTCTTACGTACCAGCTCCGCATCATCATACTGATCAAGCTCATAAAGCTTAAGCAGTATACGGCTAAGCCAAGGCACACCACGTATCTGGCCAATGCGCAAGGGCTTATAAATATGTAGCACTTCTGATGCCGGAGTGCGTATTGATTCAAAACTTCCTGTCAGGTTTTGTTCACCAGGATGCTGGGTAAACAGGTAATAGGCGACACGCTGCCCTTGCTTATTAAACTCAATCCCGGATTTTATTACGCTCCCGTTTGCTAAAACTTCGTTCCTTGAAGCGTCTAAATGCTCCGCTTCCAGTGCTTGTAGTTGTAGTGGAACGCTTAAATTCCCACCCGGTTTGCTGATTCTGAATCTTACAAAACATTCGCCGCCTTCTAAAACTGAAGTACATATTAAAGCCTGCAATCCATAAAAATCGTTAACGCCATAAAAATCTGCTTCGTCTTTCCATTCGCACCACAAATCCTGCACTTCTTGCTTGAAGTAAGAATCATGAGCTTTTGATTGTGGTTTTATTCCTGTGCCAACACAGTTGGATACAATTGAATCTACCGCGCTATAAGCCACGGGGCTGTTCAGCACAATTTTACGTGACCGCCTGCGTAAGATATCAAGTGAGCCAAGCAACAGGCTATTTATAGAATCGCTACTGGCCTGCCAGTTTTTAAGGCGCTTGCCCTGACTTGCTGCATCCCAGGTGTTAAAGGAAAAAAAACGGGTCTTTCTTTTTCCTTTAAAAGGTTTATTAAATATTTTTAGAAAAGACATTTATGTGTCCTGTTTTAGGCACCAAAGGAAAACAGATAATGCAAAAAGGAAGTACCAGGTTTTTAAAATTTATTGGAAATCATCCAGCCATATTTTTAACGCTGCTTGCAGCAATGTTATTTTATTTTGGTATGGTATACAAAAGTGAATATTGGTTTACTTTATGTCCTAACACAATCCTGCTGCCTAATTTTACAAATGTAGAAATAATGGTAGCTGGTTTTTCTACAGTGATACCTTTATTAATCGTTTATCCTATTTGTCTATTAATATTTGGATTCTCGTACAAAATAACTGGTAAATTTATCAAATCGGAAGACTCCTATTTTGAGGAAGGAATAATCATTATTATAATAGCTGTAATCGTTTGTTTAGTTGCTAATGCGTGGTGGGTTCCAGGCAGAGCAAAAGAAAGTGCTACATACAAGATTAAAGAATTAAAGGAAAGAAACATGCCCCTTAATTGTCCATCAATTTAATTTACACCCTTACTTGAAATAATCTGTATCCGGCCCTTATGCCTTTGGCCTGGGATTTTAATCCCAGACTTTATCTGGTTACGGAGGGTAACAAGATCTTTAAGCTGCACCTCGGCATATCTGACCACATGTCCATCATGTGCTACCTGCACTACACGTTCACCACTTTGAAGTTTGGCGATTGCGCTCTCTACTGCCTGTAAATCTGTTTCTGTGTATGCCATATGTCACCTCGACATGAAATTGCTGCGCGAAGATCGTTTACGTGTTTTTATGGCCAGTGATTTATTTTTGTGTTCTGCCGGTTGCTTAGTTGCATCAGCGCTTTGACTGCCTGCAAAAGAGCTTATAATTTTTTGCCATTTACTATCTGACCATTGCTCCACACCCAGCGCAATAGCTGCCGCCCTTGCATATATCCTGCAATCCAGAGCTTCGTTGCGTTCCCTGATTTTTTGCCACTCGCGTTTTGGGTAGCCTTTAACCATGCGGGTTACAAGCTGTTCGGCTGTTACCTGTTTAAAATATTCAGGTGCGTACTTAGGAAAGTGGCAGTAACCGCTTGGGAACACCCCATCTTCATCGCAAGTTAATTTAAGCCAGTGGTAAAATTCAGATTTTAATATTGAAACTCCAACCGGCCAAACCTTTGCACCCCTACGCAGGCGTTTTCCTTTAGTGTTTACATCAACCCTGTTAGGACTACCCAGCGGCACAATTGCGCGTTCAACACCCTTTATTGCTATTACCCTTGCAGGTGGAGCTTTACGCACCCACTGGTAAACTTCCTGCGTAGCATAACCAGAATCAACTGCCATCATTAGGATTGGCAATGAAATACCGGACTCATGCTCAAAGCTTGTTTGTAGTAATTCAGATAATTGTTCCCATACCTCAAAGCGAGCAGGGTCGCCATAATATACTTTGTATTCTACTGACCAGCTCTGCCGGTCTTTACCCCAGGCAACAACTTCCACTTCTATACGGTCTTTCTGGATATCTGCTCCAGCAGTCAGGAATAATCCAGACTCAGGCACTAAACCGATTCTATAATCTTCAGCTCTTTCAAACAGCCTTTCCCAATCGGGCGCTTCACCCTTATCCACCCAGGTTTCGCCAAGTACAGTATTGACCCATACTTTTAATAATTCTTCATTGTCTTTTGCGACAAGAAATCTTGCTACCGCATCATTCCAGCTAAACCAGCCCACAGGACTGTACAAGCTGGAAAGATGGAAGCCTGCCACTTTTTTTACAGCAGGATTTAATGCACGCCACTGGCCATGCTCCAGCATCCATGCTTTCTGATGGTTCTTTATAGCTGCACCGCAATGCTCACATATATAGCGCGCAGTTGCAGGATCATTATTTTCAAATCTTATCTGGGACCATTTAAGCACTTGGTGTTCATTACACTCTGGGCATGGCACCCAAAAATATCTTTTGTCTGAATTTTCAATGTCACGGTCAATACGGCTTAAGCCTGAAATTGTAGGCGTAGAAACCTTTAAAATTTTGCGCCTTGAAAATGTACTGGTACGGCGTA